CTCTTCTTTTTTTCGCGTCTACTTGAAACCTAAAGGGAAACGCCCGTAAATTGGGCGCATGAACGACGCACAATTCCAACGATATACGGAGCGCGTAGCGGAATACAGCACGCGAAACGACCTCACAAGCGGCGTAAAATCGTTGATTCAAACGCTGGCCTGCGTAGAAATTGAAGAGGAAATGCTACAGGCGTATTGCAACGAAAACGGTACTTGCTACATGGTGACGGGCAAAAGCGGCGACGTGTACAGCCGTGCGCGCCCGGAATGGCAACAACTCAAGGAAGCGCGAATGCGTAAGCAGGCCATGATTGCCACGCTCGAAAGGTTGGTAGGTACAACGACGGAAAGCGAAGAAAGCGTTGACGGCTATTTCTCCTGAATATTATTTCGACGAGGAAAGCGCCAGCCGTGCCGTTGACTTCATTGAAAAGTTTTGTACTCACGTCAAAGGCGAGTTAGGCGGGCAACCGTTCCTGCTGGAGGATTGGCAAAAGGACGACATAATACGGCCGCTGTTTGGATGGAAGAAAGCCGACGGCCGCAGGAAGTACCGCACCTGCTACGTTGAGATACCAAGAAAGAACGGCAAGTCGAATTTAAGTGCGGCCATTGCGCTGTACATGCTGTTTGCAGATAACGAACCCGGCGCGGAAGTGATAAGCGCCGCGGGCGACCGCAACCAAGCGAACATAGTTTTTTCGATTGCGCAGGAGATGATCCACAACAACAAGCACTTGAGCCAGCGCGCCAAGGTGTTGCGTTCGCAAATCGAATACAAATCCAGCTTCTACAAAAGCATCAGCGCGGAAGCCAGCACGAAACACGGGTTTAACTGCCACGCCGTTATATTTGACGAGTTGCACACGCAGCCCAACCGCGATTTGTGGGATGTTCTCGTCACGTCTACGGGCGCACGTACGCAGCCTTTGATTATCGCACTAACGACAGCAGGCCATGACCGTAATTCGATTTGTTTTGAAGTGCATGAGTACGCTAAACAAGTGGCGGCGGGCACTCTACGCGACGAAACTTTTTTACCGGTACTTTATGCCGCTGATGAAAGCGATGATTGGACAAGCGAAGAAACATGGAAGAAAGCCAATCCGGGATATGGCAGCATCTGCACGAAAGCGTACTTTGAACAAGAAAGCAAGAAAGCGCAGAACGTCCCGTCGTACCTGAACACGTTTCTACGGCTGAACCTGAATATTTGGACGAGCGCCGAAACAGCTTGGATTCCCGATGACGTTTTCATGCGCGGCGCTGACCCTATACCGTGGGAAAAGCTGCCCAGCTTGCCGGCTTTTGGCGGCCTCGATTTAGCAAGTACGCAAGATTTAACCGCCTTTGCTTTGCTATTCAGGGACGACGAATGCGACTGCTTTTACTTGATCGTGCACCAGTTCGTAAACCAAGACAAAGCCGATTCCAAGAAACTAAGCGCGGGCATTGATTACCACCGATTCGCCAAGGATGGGCATATAACAATAACGCCGGGCAACGTAACCGATTTTCGGTACGTCAAAGAACACATAGTCGAGGCGTGCAGCAAATACGACGTGCGCAGCATTGGCTACGATCCGAGGTTCTCCACCTACATCGTTAGCGAGCTGATACAAGACGATATTGAAATGCACCCAATGGCGCAGAACATTACGACGATGAACGGCCCAACGAAGGAATTTGAAATGCAAATGATGAAAGGGAATATTGTTCACGGCGGTAATGAGGTGCTGCGCTGGCAAATGGGTTGCGCCGTGGTTTACACCGACGTAAACGAGAACAAGCGCGTGACGAAAGAGAAGCACGAAAGCAAAAAAGTCGACGGCGTTATAGCTTCAATAATTGCCATGAACGAATACGGCCACCACAAAACGAGCGGCGCAGCCGACACCATATTCGACATAATTTCCCTTTCGTAAATTGCGAACCATATGGCAACACTTCGCGACAGATTCAACGCGCTTTTTCGTTACCGCGTAGGCAAATACGACAGCCAAGCAATTCCCAACGAGCTAGGGATTTACGGCCACACGATTAGCGGCGCGAACGTAAACGAAGCGACGGCCCTTACGATTTCCACGGTTTACGCTTGCACGTACAAAATCGCAAGTACGCTTGCCAGCTTGAACCTCGATATTTACGAACGCAACGGCCGCAACATTGACGTTGCGAACGTGCATCCTGCGTTCGATGTAATCAAATACAAGCCGAACGAATATCAAACGGCGTTCGAATTTTGGGAAACCATTATTAGCCACGCCGTGTTGAATGGTTGCGGCTACGCGCTGATTGAACGCGACGCACGCGGCTACGCAACGCAGCTTGTTTGCTTGGACTATTACGACGTCGACCGCAAGTTTGTTAACGGCCAGCCCGTTTTTTCGGTTAAGAATGTCGGAATGGTGCAGCCTGAAAACATGCTGGAAATTTGCAACCTGCAACGCAAAAGCCCGATCCGTTTGCACCGCGAAAACCTCGGATTAGCGAAAAGCGCCGAGGAGTTTGGCGCGGAATACTTTGGTAGCGGCGGGCAAATGACCGGCATACTATCCAGCGACCAGCCTTTGAAAAAGGAACAAATGGATATTATCCAACAAAGCTGGAACAAGGCGCAGCAGCAGGCCGGCACGAAGCTTTTGCCGTTCGGGTTTAAGTATTCGCGAATCAGCATTAGCCCCGACGAAGCGCAATTCATAGAAACGCGCAAGTTTCAGGCCGAAGAGATTTGCCGCATTTTCAGCGTGCCGCCTGCCTTAGTGCAACTGGAATCGCAGACGACGTACAACAACGTCGAGCAACAAAATTTGCAATTCGCACGCCATACCGTTACGCCGTGGGCAAAGCGCATCGAACAGGAAATTGATCGGAAGTTATTGCAGGCACGCGAGCGGCCGGAGCTGTACAGCAAGTTCAATTTGAACGATTTGTACCGTGGCGACATGCAAAGCCGTGCGGCGTTCTATACGCAGATGCTGCAAAACGGCGTTTTGAACATTAACGAAGTGCGGCAAAAGGAAGATATGAACCCGACCGAGGGCGGCGATACGCACGTAGTTCAGGTAAACCAAATTGCCCTTGACAGGCTCGGCGCGTACTCGGATAAACTTAGCACGGATGGCGTTCAATGATTACCCCGAAAGCGCGGTAAATAACGCCAAACGCGCGTTGAAATGGGCAGACGAAAACGGTTGGGGCAGTTGTGGCACGCCGGTAGGTAAATCGAGGGCTAACAGCATAGCCAAACGGGAAAAGCTATCTTTGGACACAGTAAAGCGCGTTTACAGCTTTTTAAGCCGTCACGCACAAAACGCCGACGTACCTTACGACGAAGGGTGCGGCGGTTTGATGTATGACGCATGGGGCGGTAAATCTATGCTCCCTTGGGCGCGCAAAACAATAAATAAAATGGAAGAAAAGAACAACAACCACGAAGCCGAGCTGCGTGCGCAGTATGGTGAAGACGTGGAATTAAGAACCGCCGAAGTGCGGGCCGCCGGCGACGATTCGTTAATCGTGGAAGGTTACGCCAGCAACTTCGAAGTGGAATACGATTTAGGGTATTTCAAAGAGTCAGTAGCGCGCGGCGCATTCGATGACGTGTTAGGCGACGACGTTCGGTTCTTGCTAAACCATACCGGCGCGCCATTGGCACGAACTACGAACGGTACGTTAGAACTTACCGTCGACGAAACGGGCTTGAGATACCGTGCGGCTTTGGCCGACACGCAAGACGGTCGCGACCTTTACAAGCTGATTAAGCGAGGCGACATTACCCAAAGTTCGTTTGCGTTTACGATTGACGCCGACGAATGGAGCGAAGACCGTAGCACGCGAACCATTACCAAGGTAGGCAGGTTATTAGACACGAGCGCGGTGACTTATCCGGCTTCGGCTACGACCTCAGTATACGCGCGAAACATGGCAGCGGCGGCGCAGGAAGCGGAGGAATTGAACGACGAACAGGTAGCAGCAGAACCGGCGACGGAAGAGCGCGCAGAACCTGAAACCATAAAAACCGAAGCGCGTAACTTTACGCAGAAATCAGAATTTAATTTATCAAATATGACTCTTAACGATTTAAAGGGCCAACGTTCCGCATACTACGAAGAGTTCGTAGGTATCGGACAGAAGGCCGACAGCGAAGGCCGTTCATTGACTGAGGCCGAGCAGGAACGATGCGACAAGCTCGACAACATGGTTGCCGACTTGGATGTAAAAATTAAGCACAAGCAGCGCGAGCAGGAAATGGTCGCACGCATGGCGCAAAGCGGATCGGCATCTAACGCCGAGCAGCGCGAAGTTGAGCGCGTGAACGGTTCGTTTAGCATCAGCCGAGCGGTTGCAGCAGTAGCCAACGGCCGCAACTTGGAAGGCGCGGAAGCTGAATGGGCAGCGGAAGCACAGAAGGAAGCACGTTCACAGGGCTTGCAGATGGCCGGACAGATTGCCATTCCTACCATTGCTTTGCGTGCTGGAGGTGCTGACGACTTCCAAGCAGGCAGCGGCGACGGTTCGGGCTTTGTTCCTACTTCCGTTCCGGCAGCAATTGAGGCTTTGCGCGCTCCAACCGTTATCGAAGGTTTGGGCACAACCGTTATCCGTAACGCTACCGGTAACTTGCAGTTCCCACGCGTAAGCGTTAAGGCGGCAGGAACTGGCGAAGGAGAAGTTGACGCGAACGCAGCTTCAAGCATGGAGATGGACGAGTTGACACTCTCTCCACAACGCGTTTCTGCTAACACCACTTACAGCAAGCAATTGGTATTGCAGGGCGGTGCAGAAGTCGATTCATTGATTGCCGGCGAATTGGCCGCAGCTATGAACGCTTACGTTGACGACGCTTGTTTCGATACGGTTTTAGCTTCAACTGCAATCAACGTCTCAACATCAGGCGATACTGCTTTGAACGCTGCTTTGGCGTTTAAAATGGAAGCCGAAGTATTGGCAGACGGTGGCAACTTGGCCGGCGGCGTTTACGTCATGTCTCCACTTGCTTACCAGCTTTCCAAGGCTGAAGCGGCAGTAGCTTCTGTTTCTCCACTGTGGGAAAACGGACAGTTCAACGGTTTCCGTGCGGTTGCTACTCCTTATTTGGTGGATGGTTTGTTGGCTGATGCTTCAACCGCAGCCGGTCAAATGTTGTTCGGTAACTTCGCACAGGGCGGTATCCTCGCTTACTTTGGAGGAATCGACTTGTTAGTTGATCCATACAGCGCGGCAGGCACTGCACAAATCAAATTGCACGTCAACCGATTCTTCGACTTCGACGTACGCCAGCCCGGCGCACTCGCGAAGGCTACGCAATTGACTTGATTTTAAGTGAATTCTAAGAAAGGGGCGGCTTCGGTCGCCCTTTTTTTTTGTCCGTATTTTAGCGACATGATGACCGTTGAAATAACAGGTACGCCGACGCTCGACAGCGTGATAACGGTTGCCGACCTCAAAGAACATTTGCGCGTTGACCACAGCGACGAAGACACGCTAATAACAAGCCTGCGCGCGGCCGCTATTTCGTGGATCGAGGACTATTGCAATACGCGGCTGGGCGACGTTACGGCCGTGGGCTACCTCGACTTTTTTTATAACGCGCGGTTCCCAGTCGGGCCGGTGAACTCGATTTCTTCAGTCACGTACACCGACGCGAATGGCGACACGCAGACGCTGCCCGCAGCGAAGTATTGGTACGACATTAAAACGAAGTCGGCGCGCATCACCTTCGACAACGTGCCACAGCTTTACGACGATACATTTCACGCCGTACAAATCAATATGAACGTAGGGTACGCCGAAGCCGACGTACCCGAACCCGTTTTGCACGCGATCCGTTTACTCGTTGGGCATCTGTACGAGAACCGCCAGCAGGTAACGCGCACCAAGCTAAACGAGTTGCCGTTAGGTATTCATTCCCTTGTTTCACCGTACCGCAATATTTTAGCTGTATGAGGTTTGGCACAATGGACAGGCGAATAACGTTGCAACGCGCTACGTTGGCAGCAAATGCGTACGGCGAACGCGCGGAAACGTGGGGTACGCTGGCGACGGTATGGGCGGAAATACAGTACAAAGAAGGCAGCGGCCGCGAAGCTGTACAAAGCGACCAACTTTACAGCCGGCAACCGGTGCATTTCATTATTCGTTATTCGTCCGACGTTAGCGGCGTACGGCCCAGCGACCGCGTAAGCTACAACGGCGATATTTATGAAATTGAAGGCGTGCAGGAAATCGGGCGCGCGGAAGGCTTAAGAATTGTAACCAGCTTGCGAGGTGAATAATGGACGATATGCAACGACAATTGCGAAAAATCGAAAAGCGTTTAGATCGCGCTGCGCGGTTTGGAAGCATCCAGCACAAAGAACTGAAAAAGGTAAATCGTAAGGCGGCGCGCGTTTACGTACCTATTCAGCGAGCCGAGATTACAAATTACCCTGAGGACATTATAATAAAGCGCAGAAAAAAAGGCGGCGGCACGACAAAAACAATCGTACGTAGCGGCCAATTGAAAGCGTCTATTGGCGTTTGGTTTAGCAAGGGAAGCAATACCGCCATAGCTGGGCCGCGAGTCAATCCGGGCGGCAGCAAACGCTTTAAACGCAAAGTTCGCGAAAGCGCAGACGGTTGGTTCGCTCACATCGTAGAAATGGGCGCACGGCCTTCGCAGATGGAGAAAGGAATGATACCCGGCCGACGTGGGGCACGCTTAAAGACCAAAAACACGGGCGCATTCAAGCGCGGTTTGACCTTAGCGCAACCAGCGGTAAAAAAAGCGCAGGTAAGTTTGTACCGAAGCGAGTTTAAACGATACATGAAATGACTGTAGGAAAAGCGATATACTACCTTTTGACCAATGCGACCGACGTAACGGACGTAGTAAGTACGCGCGTTTACCCGGAAATAGCGCAGCAGGATGCCGATTTGCCCTATATCGTTTACGCCATTGCCAACAACGAGCCGACCGATACGAAGCCCGAACCGTCGAAGCTCGATACCGCGCAAGTTGAGGTTAATATTTACTCGCAAAGCTACACGGAATGCATCGACTTAGCCGTAGCCGTTCGCGCTGCCCTCGACCGCGTGAAGGGTACGTACAACGGCGTTAACGTGCAAAGCATCCAGTACCTAAACGAAGTAATCGACTTCGACGAACCGCAACGCGCTTACAACATTAACGCCGACTACGACGTACGTATAAGCCGCAGCGGTTTTGAAATTGCGCAAGGTTCACCCATTACCGGCGTGGAGCTTGGCGAGCTTTCCGATGTAGATGTAACAGGCGTCACAAACGGGCAACTAATCGCATACAACAGCACCACGGGCAACTGGGAAGCGGCAGACGACGCGGGCGGCGCGGAAACGCTGGACGATCTTACTGACGTAGATGCGAGCGTACCGTCAGCGGGGCAGCTCCTTGCTTACGGGCAGGACACTTGGCAAACCATAGACCAAGACGAATTAACCTTGCCAATTAGTAGCGTCACGGGATTGCAGACGGAGCTAAATACCATACCTGACAATATTGACGATCTCGACGACGTTAAGATAGTTGGCACGCCTAGCGAGGGCGAAGCGCTTGTATACACAAGCGGCTTTTGGTCGCGCGGCACGGCGGGCGCTTCGACGCTGGACGAATTAGACGATGTGCAAGTACCAACGCCAAGTTCAGGCGCGGTGCTGCAATACAATGGCGCATACTGGGCGGCATCTGCTTTGTCTATTCCTTCCGTTCCCAACACGTACTACCACCAACGTTATAGCTCAGAAGCTGGCACATTGCGTTCAGGCGCTACGGAAACGGTCGAACTGTACTATACGGCACAAGCGGACGGCGACGGGTTAAGCGAATCGGCGTCAAGCGACACGCCCACCAGCGGTTACGATATTCGGCGAAAGTTGTGGTACGCTGAGAAAGCGCAGGCCGACCCCGACACGTCAGCCGATTGGACGCAGTTTACAGCCATCGCCGACAATACGACATTCAACAATGCGAAGGCGGCTTTGCTTGCTTACCTGAAGGAACGCACGGGCGGCACGGTTCCGATTAGCCTAAAGATGACGTGGGAGGAGGTAGCGCAAGCGCCCGCGTTTACGGGTCTCTTAAATGAGAGCTACGGAAGCGGAGCAGAGGCGGCGTACTCCACGCGGCGGCTGAACGGCAACGTAACCGAATGCATGGTTATCCGCAGGGCATCGGATTCGACGACGACTACGATAGGCTTTGTAGATGGAGACATCGACGAGAGCGCGATAGAAACGTTTTGCACGGGTACGACGTGTACCGTGGTAACGTGGAAAGACCAAAGCGGAAATTCAATAGATGCAAGTGCGGTGACGGAAGGCACAATATATGATTCAGGAGCTTTAAAAAAGATTAACGGAACGCTGTACATTGACGGCGGAACATATGACGCATCTTTCACAGGAAGCTCAACGGGGCATCTTTTTATGACATTGCAACGTCCAACGGTCGCAACGCCGCGATATATAGCTACTTCGGACAGTACAAACAAATATTACTTTTATGGGTATGACGGCAATACAGGCGGCACAAGTAGCGGCGTAACTGTTAACAGCTACAGATTAAACGGAACTACAGCAAGCTCTGTAAATAGAGATTTTATATGGGATAACACCGAAAGCCAAACACAGGCAACGGTTGACGTTGACGACAGCAGTTTCATAGATAGGCGTTTGTATTTTAATGTTTTTTCGGCTCCTTATTATCAGGAATTTATTTATTATTCCTCGACAAAATCCACCGCAAACCGCAACTCCATCGAATCCAATATAGGCGACTACTTCACCCAAAACACGCCACTGCTCGACACGTACTCAGGGGCGGCGGCTGCTTATTCCTTGCGGCTTTTGGACTCGACGTATACAGGGAGCGCGGTAGAAGTTTACAACGGCTCGAGTTATGCGGACATCGGTTTCAACGTGTTCGGCGAGGTGGATACGGTTGCACTTGCTGCGCATTGCGGAAGTAACGACGGGTTTGTTTCGGTTTGGTACGACCAATCGGGAAACAGCAACGACGCGACGCAAGGAGTGACGGCGAATATGCCGAAGATTTACGACGGGACTACGGGCGTGGTGACGGAGAACGGGAAACCTGCGGTGGAGTTTGATGGAAGCGGTGATAATTTTGTAGCTTCATCCGTTAGCCTTACTCAAGCCGCAACCTCAACAATAGTTGCAAAAACAAACGACTCAAACGTAAATTATTTCTTTGATGGTGACGATAGTACCAATCGTTTATTAGCTTTTCAAAATAGTACGGCTGACGGATTTAGTTTGTTTGGCGGTTCTATTCTTGCATCAGGCACAAAGAACACAAACCAAAACCTGCACTTCGCTTTGTTTAATGGCGCTTCTTCTACCTATCATTTGAATGGAAATTCAATAGCAAGCGGTAACCTTGGTAGTAATTCTGCCGATGGTATAACGATTGGAGCGCGTTATAATGTAGATGGCAACGAATTAAACGGTAATATGCAGGAGCTTATTTTTTGGGACTCGGACCAATCCAGCAACCGCACGAACATCGAGGACAACATCAACACCTTCTATTCAATCTACTGATGCAGTATATCATAGTACTTCCAACCGCCACGCAGACAAGCGAACGAAGAGCGTACCAAATCACGCGAGAACTCTACAACATCTCGCGGCCCGTACTCATTCAGGCAGAAGGCGAAGCGGCTTCCACCGTGTTCGGTATCGTAGTCCACCCCGACGGCGTACAGAACGCGCTGCAAGTGGATACGGATTACCTGATCCACGTTCACGAAGCGGCGACGCTGGAGAAGCTGGTCGCTTGCTTTCCTGAGCTGACCAATGACGAGCGGTTTGAGCTGAGCGCATACGTGCAGACGAATCACAAATTTCCGTTCCAGCACATCATACCCAGCACGACGACGGTGCGGGATCATGACTACATGGTGCAAAACGGTTGGTTCGAAACTGACGAAATTTAAATTCAGTAAATTGCACCCATGAAGGTAACGATTCAAAAACCCTACAACAAAGACGGTTGGAAATGGCCCGCCGGTACGGTTGTAGATGTATCCAACAAATTTGCGGCAAAGCTCAAGAAAGGCGGATACTTGGACAAGCCCGAAAAGACAGAACCAAAAAAATCTAAGAAATAATGGCCCAAACAACAGGCATCATTAACAGCTCGTCCATTCGCGTCTTTTTGGGCACGACGGACGACAGCGAGGTAGTAGTTGACCACGTAACAGAATGCAGCATCAGTATGTCCACCGACATGCGCGACATCACCACGAAAACAAGCGGCGGTTGGCGCGAGCTTTTGCCCGGCCTGAAGTCGGCAAGCCTGAGCCTTTCCGGTTTGTTTGCTGAGGATGCTACAAACGGTTTCAACGCTTTGGTAGATCACCAAATCGCAGGCGACAAATTGTACGTAATCTTCACGAACACGGGTTCGGGTTCAGCGGCTAACGCAGGCGACGAGCAGTTCGATGTTGCTGGATACATCACCAGCCTCGAACAAACCGCAGGCGTTGAAGACAACGTAGGTTTTTCAATGACAATCGAAGTTACTGGCACAGTTGTACGCGAAGTAATTGCGTAATAACTTCGCTGCATGGTAGAAATTAAACTCGACGGCAAGACGTTTCCGGTTCGCGCTACTATGCGAGCATGGAAACGCTTTGAAGACAACACCGGCAAAAAGGTTGCCGAGGTTGACAGCAACGACGTAACGTTAATTCCTGAGCTGGTTTATTACTTCGTTCAGGAAGGTTGCAAGGCGCAAGGCATGGCGTTCGAAATGGACGTTGACGATTTCCTCGGACTGATTGAAATTGCCGACCTGCCTGCACTTAGCAAAACCGTTGCGGACTGTATGGGCAATCAAAAAAAAACGAGGGCCAAGGCAAGCCGTTGAGTTGGGACGAAATTGAGGAAATGGGGTTAGGCCAATTGCGGCTTAACCCCGTTTTGCTTTATGATCTTACGTTCTCGGAATTTGGTAACGCCATGCGCGGGCACTACAAACAAATCGAAGAACGCGAAAAGGCGGAATGGGAGCGTACGCGCTGGCTGGCTGCCATCGTAGTAAATCCACACGTAAAGAAACGGATAACGCCGAAGGATTTGGCAACCTTCCCGTGGGAGCAGAAAGAAAAGGCCGCCGACGGGTTTAGTATCTTGCGTTCATTAGCACAATGACATGGCGAAACTAGGCGATTTAATTTTACGAGTTGGCGCGGATACTTCGAAGCTCAACAAAGACCTTGGCGACGCTCGCAAAACCATTGCGAAGAACACGCGCGAAATCCAAAACCTAGGGCGCAACCTTACGGTAGGAGTTACCGCGCCGCTTGCTATTATGGGCGCGACCAGCGTGCAGGCATTCCGCGAACAAAATAAAGCGATCGCACAGGTCGAAGCCGGTTTAAAATCGACGGCCGGGCAAGTCGGGTTTACTTCTCAGGAGTTGCAAAAGATGGCGACCGATTTGCAAAACAAAACGCTGTTTGGCGATGAAGTTATTTTAAAGGATGCCACGGCGCAGCTTTTGACGTTTACGAATATCAGCGGCCAAAACTTTGCACGCACGCAGCAAGCCGCCTTAGATTTGGCTACGCGCTTGGACGGCGATTTGAAGGGCGCAAGTATTCAGTTGGGCAAAGCGTTGAACGATCCAGTTGCAAACCTCAGCGCGTTGAGTCGTTCGGGTATCCAGTTTAGCGAAGACCAAAAAGCGGTAATTAAAAGCCTCACGGAAACGGGCAACCTTGCCGAAGCGCAAACGCTGATACTGGACGAATTAAACAAGCAATACGGCGGCAGTGCAGAAGCAGCAGCCGAAGCCGACGGCGGATTCACGCAGCTCGCCAATTCGTTCGGCGATTTGCAGGAAGAAATTGGCCGTCTTTTGGTGCAGTATTTGCGCCCAATTGTAGACCGCTTAAAAACATTTGTGCAGTTTTTGCAAGGAACGAGCGACGGCACAAAAACTTTGGCGCTTGCCATTGCCGGCGTTGCTGCTGCCATTGGCCCTGTACTTTTGATTTTACCCAACCTCGTAAGCGGTATAAAGATGGCGCGCACGGCGTTCGCTTTGCTCAATACTACAATGCTTGCAAACCCGTTCGGCCTCGTTGCCGCTGGGCTTACGGTTCTCGTTGGTGCAATTATTATGCTGACCGACGAAACGAAACAAGCGGTAACGGCCGTAGATGCGCTTGCAGAAGCCAACAAAGGTTTGACGCTTGAAGAGCAAAAGCGCAATATCGAAGAGCAGATAAAAAAGCAGCAAGAAATTGTAGAAGGTTTAAAAGCCGAACGCGACACGAAGCAAGCAATTGTTGACGAAGGTTACGGCGGTAAGGCGATAAAGGAAGCGAAAGAATCCGCAGCAGCGTACGCGGCAGCTACGTCCGAGCTGGACGAGATGAACGCGATGTTGACCAACGTGAACGAATCGTTGAACAGCAACGCGGAAAGCAACAAAGCGGCGGCAGCGACTACAAACACGCTTACGCTCGAAATGGTCAAGGCATCGGCCGAAGCCTATAAGTTGCAGCAGGAATTGGCAAAGCTTGGCACGCAGGCCGACGAGTTAGTAGATACCGACGTCAATTTAAACGAAGCCTTTTTTGGCAAGATTGAGCCGGATTTAGAGTTATCAGAATTCGATTTCGTTGATGAGGTTTTCGGCGATGAAGACGAATTAGCTGCGGCAGGCGACCGTATACGGGCTACGGCAGCAGCAGCACAAGCAACCATGCAACAAGTTGCCGCGAATATTGGGGGATTCTTTACGCAAACATTCCAAGGCGTAATTGCAGGAACAACTACGTTTAAGGATGCTTTGTTAGAAGCCCTCAAGGCCATTGCAATAAAACTTGCTGCAATGGTTGCAACTTTTGCTGTATTGTCGGCATTCATTCCCGGTTTTGCCGGTACGGTTGGCGGCTTAAAAGGCTTCGTTAAAAGCGGTTTTGGGTTTGGTATTCCACAGTTCAGCGAAGGCGGCATAGTAAGCGGCCCGACGCTTGGCCTTGTCGGTGAGTACCCCGGCGCAAAGACGAACCCGGAAGTTATCGCGCCACTCGACAAGCTGCGAGGCATGTTGGGCGGGCAGCAGGTACAAGTTACCGGCAAGATCAGCGGCCGCGACATATTGTTAACGAGCGAACGAAATGCAATTGACCGAAACCGTGTAAGAGGATTTTAATGGCTGACCCGATACGACTACAAGCAGAATTTACCGACGACCTCGGCAACGATTGGCAGGTAAATATCCACGACAGCGAGTACGTTGGAAGTATCGTGCCCTTTAAGCTGGGCGCGGATGGTTTTGTGCTGCGCTACAGCGGTAACAACGAAGACCGTTACCAACCCGTAATTGGTAGCGAAGTAACGTTTACGCTGACGGAAGAAAACAGCGACCATACGACCTTTATGGACTTGTTAGCCACGAACGTCGAAGTTCGGTTTTCGGTAAGCGTTCGCAAAGATCCCGACGGCACTGATGAATTTTGGTGGGGCGGCATCTTGTTGCCTGAACAGGTGATTCGGCCGTTTGATTATTACCCGATTCAAAACACGCTTACAGCATCTGACGACCTTGGCAATTTGCGCAGCGTCAAATACAACAACGGCGGCAGTGCATACACGGGTATTGAGTCAGGCGTTGAACACTTGTTAAACTGTTTAAACAAGACGCGAGCCACGCACCTATGGAGCACGGACGACTTTCTGTACTATGTCAATGATTTTGACAGCACCGATTACACAGGCAGTGACCAGTTAGACGACACGCGCATAAGCCATTACGGTCTATACAACCTTGACCAAAACGGCTTAAATCAATATTACAGCGCATTTGAAGTGCTCGAAAGCTTGGCGCGCGTCTTTAACGCCCGCGTTTTTCAAGCACAGGGGAAATGGTGGTTTTTGCCTGTAGGCGCGCAGAAGTACAGCACGACGCTTACGGTAGAAGGCACGCAGAAGGACGGCACAGCACTCACGCAGCAAAGCCTTTCAGCCGCCAAAGCATTCGACAGCAATTTCGAACGCTTGCGCGGTTACGAATACAGCTATTTAGCACCACTCAAGACGGTAACACGTACGCGCAGGTTCAACGGCAATTTGCCCGTAATACAGGACAACCTGTTCACCGAATCGCAATTCGGCACGACGTTAAGCGATACGGACATAGATTACGACAGTGGTACAATTTTGGCCGTCAGCGGCACGTTCAACTACACTTATAACGGCGACGGTACAAGCACAGGCAACGACCGTGTAAGCCGCGTAGAATTAGAGTTCACTATAAAGATTGGCACGAAATATCTGCAACGAAACGTAACGTATGTAGGTTCGCAACTTGTATTCAACGGCTTTGGCGACGCTAGCGAATTCCCGTACGAATACGCGACGCATTCATACGGCGATACAGTGTTAATCAGTTCGCTAAACACGTACACCATAGTCAGCCCCATATTTGACAAGCGCGACGGTGAAAGCCTTTCCATTCCGTTTTTTATCGAGTTGCCAGCCTTAGCTACTGATGAAAGCGGCCTTGATATAACCGTGGACATCAACGGCATTGACGACACGGGTGCAACGGATACCGATTTAACAAACACCAGCGACGCGGATTATGAAATCGTCGTCCTGCGAGCCGACGTAATTGGCGACGAACCGTTAGGCGATACCGTAAGCTTTACCGCTACGAATAGCGATACGGCACGCGCCGATCTCGACCAAGGCGAAGTTCTGTTCGGCGATTATCAAACGGTAAACGCTGACGGTACAATAAGCTTTATCGAAGGCGTAACACAAACCTTTAGTACTTCATGGCAGTCGCTGAACTACACGGGTACAGGAAAAAGCATTAACAAGCTTGCAGTTTATGAAATACTGGGCGGCCAAGTAAAGCCGACGAGAATACAACGCGGATCGGTTTACGGCTTACCGATTTACATGTGGCAGGTTATCGACGACACGGACGGCGATTACGCTTTATTCGAAATGACGTACACGGCACGCAGCCTTACGAACGAAGTAGAAGCGTTTTTAATTAGCCGCGACGTTACTACGGTAACGGCTGACCAAGACGACGTAAAAGATACGACCACGCCAATAACGGAAGCCGATGTAGTAAAAGCTGCGACCGCGTTCCAAGCTTCAAACAAAATGCTTGGCGATGGTTACCGAGGGTACGGCAGCCGTGACCATCGAGTGAACCGTACAATAACCAACAGAGACGGTTCAACCGATAGTGTAGATGACGAAGATTTGCACATCATGAATACGTGGACGGGTGGCAATGGTTCGGCTACTTTGTACCTGCCTAAAATCGGCCAAAGCCACGGGCGTATTGTTCAGTTCCATAGCGACAGCACCATAAGCGCGAATACATTTGTGACGTTGACAGTAAACCCAAGCGACACAGGCACTACGATTGACGGCGCGAGCAGTTACGACTTTAACCGTGCCTACGATGGAATTACTATCTTAGGGCACACCGATGACAACTGGTACATAATCCAAAAGAAAGAAAAATGATGTATGAAATTATGCTGGCTTTGTTGCCCGTCGTTGCCGGCATTGTGGGCGTTTGGGTAAACCTAAATAGCACGGTTGCACGATTGAAAAGCCGCGTGATTCAACTCGAACTTGAAAACAACGATTTTAAGAACATCGCCAAAGAGTTGTTAGAAAGCGTTCACCGGCTTGAAATCATGATAACCAAAATGCAAAAATGATTTTCGTTATTTTAGCGACAGTATTCGCCAACATGGTATACAAAGCCCGCGAATACGGACGCGCTGACATTGCTGACCTGATAATCGCAATTGCTGCACTCGCAATAATTTTGTTTTGAGATACTTCAACTATCATGAGTTTGACAGCCCCGACGCAATCGGCAGCGGCGAGCACATGATGGACGCAGATTTTTTAGAAATGCTGGATCGTGCTAGACACCTCGCTGGCGTCAGCTTTCGTATCAATTCGGGCTACAGAACAAAAGAGCACAATAAAAAAGTAGGCGGCAAGCCGAACAGCGCTCACACGATGGGCTGCGCGGCCGACATACATTGCGTAGACAGCCGCAACCGCTGCTACATACTTGGCGCGCTTTTAGAAGTCGGTTTCAATCGCATAGGCATTGCAAAAACCTTCATTCACGTCGATAACAGTTACGACGCCAGCCATGACGAGGATGTAATTTGGTTATATGATTAAAGAACACCGGCCGAGAGTAAGCGCGCAGCAGTACAAAGCCTTGGACTTCATCCGGGCAAACGAACGACGTATCTTGGTTGTAGGTGATTTGCATTGCCCCTTTGAGCTTAACGGTTATTTCGAATTCTGTTTGCAGCAGTACGACAACTTTAACTGCAACCACGTCGTTTTCATTGGCGACATCCTCGACAACCATTACAGCAGTTATCACGAAACCGACCCCAATGCGCTGGGCGGATCGTACGAGCTGAACGAAGCCATAAAGCACGTTCGCAAATGGGCGGAAGCATTCCCCGTTGCCGATGTGATTATAGGCAACCATGACCGGCTAATAATGCGCAAGGCGTTTAGTTCGTCAGTTCCGAAAGAATGGATAAAGGACTATAACGAGGTATTGGGCACAAGCTGGCATTGGTGCGACCGTAAGGAATACGACGGCGTGCAATACGTCCACGGTGAAGGCGGCACGGCTCGCAACAAAGCAAAGAACGATATGCAAAGCACGGTGCAAGGGCATATACACACGCAGGCATATTGCGAATGGATGGTCGGCAACAGCTTTAAGATATTCGGCATGCAGGTAGGTTGCGGCATCGACCGCGACAGCTATGCGGCGGCGTATGCCAAGCACTTTAAAAAGCAGGCGATTGGGTGCGGCGTAGTGTTGGGCGGGCATACCGCTATTAATTGCCTGATGCCTTTGTAACTTGCGTTCAAATTCTTAAACATGGGAGAACTTATCCAAACGTACTGGGCCGAGATTGCTTTGGCGCTCATGGCCTTCGTAAAAGTTATCGTAAACCTTACGCCGACCGAGGCCGACAACAAGGTATTCGGCTGGCTTGACACGCTTATAAACGCAATTGTTGCCGACCGACGAAAGGAACGTCGAGAAGCGCGAAAAAATGACTAAATTGCAGCCGTGTAGACATTGAGAAGTTACAGGTTTGTTTTTGTTTCAGCAGCGAAAAGGGGTTACCTAACGAGGTAGCCCCTTTTTTTATGCCCTAAGAAAAAAACCTCGAAAAAGTTTGCGTAACGAAATAAGTTGCGTATCTTTGACTCAGTCAAACAAACAAAAACAAACGACATGAACAACGCAAGCAACATCTACAAAGCAGTCGAATTGGGAGGAATGTGGGTAGCAGAAGCCAACGGCAACACTTGGACGGGCAAATACTACAAAACCCAAAAAGCTGCACAGCGCGCTGCCGACAAAATGAACAAAGTTTCAGGTTTGGCGTAATGTGGCGCGAAGGCTACGACTACCCCAGCGACGACGAAGAACAGGAAGACGATTTTTTCGAGCGCGCCGATCACGATTACGAACAACTAAACGACAAGTAACATGAGCAAACCAATTTGCGTACGTAGCAGCGTACACGTAAAGCCAACAAGCGACTTCAATGCTTGGCAGCAAGAACTGGCCGAGGAACGCCGGTTCGAACGACTGATGCAACAATTTAAAGCCGACTTGGTTGCGGCCTACACAAAGCGAAACAAATGAGCGCAATTGACGAACTTAAAGCGTTATCGGACAAATACGATATGCGCGCCGACCATTTCCACAAAGACCAACGCGGCTTTGTGATTATGACGCGCCGAGGCGTCGAACACGTCCAAGCCAAAATAAAGGCCGTGGTGACCTTTGAAACGGTGCCTGAATGGTCAGACCCCAGCGAAGGGCGTTATTGCGTTAAAGCGCACGCAAAATGCGAAATTGGGCACGTTGAGACATACGGCGAGGTGAGCAAAAGCAACAACCGCAACCAGTACCCAATTGCAATGGCTGAGAAGCGAGCGCTGTCTAGAGCCATCCTAAAACTCGCAGGTTTCTATCAGCTTGAAGTGTACGGAGAGGATGAACTTGAGTGAACTGGACGCCTTTTTTGACGACGTTGAGGCGGATTACTGGACGCATCAAGACCGCCTTAAAGATTATGCGCTTTTGTTGCTACGCAATAGCACTATGCGCGACGACGACGATGGCCTTATGGATGAAATCATTGACACATATCCAACCGATGCGCGATGGCGTGAGATATTCGAGCGCTTGAAGCTTAACCAACTACGGACAATCGACCTGCCGAACTGGTCACAAACAGAATTCACTAAATCCTATAAAAAACATGGAATTAACAATTGAAGGCGTAGTGCGCCGAGTAAACCAGCCGCAAGAATTTGCAAGCGGCTTTCGCAAATGCGAAGTTCACGTAGAAGTGCCTGACGGCGAATACAAGGATATTTTCCCCGTCGAGTTTATTAAAGACATGGCCGACGAAGCCGGAACGCTTACGCCCGGCATGCAAGTAAAGATGCGTTGCAACGTACGCGGCCGCGAATGGGACGGCGGCGAAAAAGGCTGGCGCGCTTTTATGAGCCTGACCGTATGGAAGTACGAGATTTTGACAGAAACGGACGAGATGAAAGCGCAAGCCGCAGCAATCGAAAAAGTGGCAAAAGACGATGCATTCCCGTTCTAATTTGAGATTGGTGGTAAAGCTGCCCGAACACAAAACGCAGGTACGCTTTGAAAACCTCAAAAGCTGCCAACGCTACTGCCGCGATCTGTACCAAAAAAATATTAAGTATGAATGCTACTTCTATTATGAACCTGAAACAGTTTTTGAAACATCACTTTGAGAACCTCGATGAAGCCGCGGAAGTGATGGACGTAAGCCGGCGCACCGTCGAAAACTACATCTATGTGAACCCGTGCGGCATCTTAAAGCACAGCGCCAAATTCGTGCAGCGCAAAGATGTCAACCCGCTGGACTTATTCGACGCGGTTGCGGAAAGCATGGAGCAGATCAATGAAACAAAAGCGAAGCAATGATTAAACAACCTCTAACATCTACACAAATTGAACAGGCAAAGGCCAACGAAAGAGCCTTACCAAAAACGCTTAAATATGACGTAAGCGGAAACATAACCGAAAACAGGCAGGCGGGTTGCATAGGCGAGCTTGCTTGCGCTTTGTACCTAGGTTGCGAGCTGCAGCACGACTACGAATATGACATCGTGTTAAACGGTTGGAAAATTGACGTGAAAACTATGAAACGTAAATATGATCCGCGCGAAGATTGGGTTTGCCGTATACCGATTACCGGGCACATGCAAGATTGCGACATATACGTATTTGCAAGCGTAAAGCACAAAAACGATGCTTTTGCACCCTACGCGCATTTGTGCGGTTGGGCGTATAAACACGAAGTGCAGAAATGGCCGCAAGTAAAGGAAGGCGACCCGTGGCCTGAAGCACCGGGCAAAACGGAAAAAAGCGATGCCTACAAAAGCACCTACGCCAGCTTGCACAAAATGGAGGCGCTACGCTGATGCAACGCAAAGGTATTTTCATACCGTTGGAGCTTTGGAATCTTGGCGAGCTGCACCCTAACGAACGGGTGTTACTTGCCGAGGTTCTAAACTTCGAATCGCAGGGAAAAGAATGCTTTGCAAGTAATGCGCACTTTGCCAATCTGCTCAACGTATCAGAAGCGACCGCACGCGGATACATTTCCAAGCTTTGCAACGCCGGTTTTTTGATTCGCGAAGGCGACAGATACAACCGACGACTGCGTAAATCTGCGCAAACGAGTGCGCAAATCCGCGCAGACGAGTGCGTAAAATCACGCAAACGAGTGCGTAAATCTACGCAAACGAGTGCGCAGAATTCAGCACATAATAAAACAGATAATAAAACAGAGAATAAAACACTTAATAAAAGCGCGCATACGCGCGAGGTTGTTTTACCCTTCCAAACGGATACCTTCGAAAGTGCATGGAACGAATGGAAGGAATACAAGCGCACCGATCACCGATTCAAATACAAAACCGCCCAAAGCGAACAGCGGGCACTAATCAAACTTCAAAATGAACACCCCACAGAAACAGACGCCATCGAAGCCATCCACACAGCTATCGCCAACGGTTGGAAAGGGCTTGTATTTGGCAAGTCCAAGAATGGCCGACCTAACGCCCGAAGAGCGCAAAACCTTGAAAGCGATGTCAACCGCGAAAAGCTTGCAGAATTTGCAAGAACAGGACGTATCGACGCTGACGGTGGAAACGTGCTTTAAGGGCACGAACGTACAGACCGCCATGAAGGTGGACGAGGTAGCCACGCGGGCCGCACTGGTCGCCATGATTACCCGAACGGTAAAATTCATCGACGCCAACAAGACGTTAACCACGCCGGAGGAAATCAGCCTTACGATAAACGAACTTTTGAAAACATACCCCTGCTTCACCATTGAGGATTGGCGGCTGTGCTGCTACCACATGGCGAAGGAAGTTTATGGACCGTATTACGAACGCTTGAAGCTGGCGCAGTTCGTCGAGTGCTTCGGCAAGTACAACCAAGCAAAAGCGCCGATCGTGCAAACGATTCGCGACATGGAACGGCAGGACTTCGAACGCGAGATGAAAGAGGCTATACGCTACCTGCAACCCGAATACGCGACGCAGACGAACCCACAGGCCGCACGCGTGAGCGCGCCGGAATGGATGCGAGGCGAAGACCGGCTAACGTACACCGAACGCGAAGAGATGGAGAACCGAGCAAAACAAGCGAAGCAATGACACCAATCGAACGCTTTTGGCTCGACCTCATCGACGGGCGCAAACACCACATACAGACGCTGTACGGCACGGACGCCATGCAACGGTATCGGCCGCATCCGATGGAACGCGAATACTTCGTTAACAACAACGGGCATATATGCAACCACCCCGAAGTGCTGAACTATAACCGCCGGTTCTACGACTACTGCGAAGAGCATTACCAAGAACAAAAGCAACGATACCTGCAGCAGATCGAGGCAAACAAACGCAAGTACGAAGCCAGCAGCAGCTACAAGGCGCTGCAACGCGAACGCGAAGAATTGGTATCGTACATTCGGGGTATAACCGTACGCGATGCCAGCAAAAAAGAAACTAACTCACGCACAACTAAAAAAGAAAGTCGATGAATGGTTCAGCAAATACATACGTTGGCAAGCGGCCGACCGTGACGGTAACGCTGACTGCTTCACCTGCGGCAAGACGCTGCACGCGTCCAAACTCCAAGCTGGTCATTTCGTTTCCCGCAGGTACGCCGTGCATAGGTGGGAAGCTGACAATGTCCGACCGCAATGCGTTGCCTGCAATCTTTACGCCCAAGGAGAACAGTGGATTTTTGGCCGCAATATTGACCTGCAACAGCCCGGAAGAGCTGAAGAGCTTATGCGAACAAAGAACGAAAGCCGAAAGTTCACGGTTGCAGAACTACGAAACTTATATGATCATTACCGGAATGAATCCCTACGAATCGCGGAGCGAAAGAACGTCGCGCCTAGGCCGAGAGAAGCGGCAGAAGTACGACGAACTAAGGGAAGCAAGGAACGCCCTATTAAACGCCGGCCCGGATGATTACCCAAGCAACGGAAAGGAATGGCGATGGAATCAATTCAAGCGCATTAACAAAGAGTTGTACGAACTAACGGGCCACCACGGTTACAACTATGGCAAGCATACCTAAACGACACAGGCCCAGCCCGTGGCACAACACACAACGCAAGCCGGGCGAACGTGTGAACCGCGAGCCACGATATAGCAGCACGCGCTGGCGTAAACTGCGCGCGCTATTCCTGCGCGAGAATCCCACATGCGTAGAGTGCGGACACCTTGCGAACGTATGCGACCACATAACGCCCGTAACACAGGGCGGCGACTTTTGGCACGGGCCATTTCAAGCCATGTGCGACAGCTGCCATGCACGTAAGTCACGCACAGAGCGCAAAGATTTGCAAGGGGGTAGGGGGTTTTGAAATGTTTATCCGCCTCACGAAAAGT